CCTGCTCGGCGAGCTGCTTCAGCCCGTCGAGCGCGCCCTGCGTGCCCTTGGTGAAGTCGGCGGTGTTCGCGCGCAGGAAAACGATCAGGTCGCCGAGATTCATCGCCTAGCCTTTCTCTTCGCTTCCTCGATCTGTTTCTTCTGCTCGGCGTCTCTCTCGGTGAAAAGCTCGTGCCACTGCAGCAACTCGTCGGTGCTCAGTGCGTCGGCGAGCTCGTCGACGGTTCGGCCTCCGAGGGTTTCGGCGATTCGGAAGAGGAGGAATCCGTCCGGTCGCTCTCGGATTTTGGGCCCGTGAGCTCTTTGCCGGGCTCCCGAATGCCCGCGAGCTCGAGCGCCTTTTTCGCCAGCGCGTCGAAGATGCCGCCGACCGCGAGCTCGTCGCGCAGCGCCTTGAAGTCGGAATCGTCGAATACCCGATCCTCGGTGCCGGGCTCGTAGACGCATTCGATCAGCGCCTTGGCCTCCATGCCGCCCGGGTCGGTGCGCTTGGCGTCGGGCTGCCCGTCCTTACCCATGACGATCCCCGCGGTCACGATGCGACCGCGGCCGGCCGCCGAGGGCACGCGCACCTCGTACACGGTGCCGTCTTCGGTGTCGGTGACGTTTTCGGAGCGGCGCCGGCGCTTCGCGGCGTCGAGAAACTTCTGGCGGGTGGCCTTGCGGTTGGAGTTGGTCATGCGCGGCACGCTACACCGCAGGGCTTACATGCGTCACGGGGTGCCGGCGTCGAGCTCGTCGGGCCACCGTTCGCCCTCGGGGTGCCACGCGACGTCGCCGCACTCTTCGGGCTCGAGGTGGCCGCAGGCCTGAAGCGCGAGCACCAGGCACAGCAGCAGCCCGAGCCGCATCAGCTGCCCCAACCGGACAGCGCACCGCCCGCGGACTGATTCGCCGGCGACGCCGGGCCGCCGTTGGTGCCGGTGAAGTCGTACGCGTGCGTCACGAGATCATCGAAGCTCGAGGCGTTGCCCAACTTCGGAATCAGCACCCACGCGCGAAAAAGCGTGGCGTGACCGCCGAAGCTCGCTTCGAGCAGCTTCGGGGTGCTTGCGTCGAAGAACGATTGCAGCGACTGTTCGCCGCCCGTGCCCGAGTCGAGATCGTCGGTTTCGGGCGTCACGCCCTCCATGCTGCCGGTCAAGTCGCGAAGGCCGCAGATCCGGGTGTGCGAGCTCGCCGGCATGACCGTCGCGTCGAGCAGCTCTTTCGTGCGGCTCCACTCGGCCTTTCGCGCCACCGCCATCGCCAGCATGGGGAGGTACGCGCCGTCGAGGGTGATCGCACCGCCCGGGGTGTAGCCGTTGAAGATGATCCGGCCGAACAGGTAGTTGATCGTCCACTTCGTGGGATCGACCACGACTCCGCCGTCTTTCACCACCACCGCGACCGAGGTGTCGAGCACCCGCTTGCTCGCCGCGGTGATGCGGTAGGTCTGATTCGCGCCGGCGCCGCTGAACGCGCTGCAGGCTTCGCCGGTCAGCACGGTGCTCGTGCCGCTGATCTTGAGCACCGTTTTGTTGCCGGCGAGCGCGGTCATTCGAGGGCCTCGAGCTTAGACGCGGGTAACCAGGCCGGTCGCCTTGAGATCCCAGCCGCAGGTCGCGATCGAATCGAACGAGCTCGCCGGGTTCTCCTTCTCGATGTGGAACTCGCACTTGTAGCCGCGCGAGCCGCTCGAGGCGGTCGGGTTGAAGTAGATGGTCACGAAAACGCTCGTGTCGTTGTCGTACGCGGTGCGGCAGACCGTCTGCACCGCATCGTCGAGATCGAGCTTGCCGGTCAGCGACAGCGACGCATCGCGCAGCCCGGCGATCCGCAGGTGCGCGCCGCTGGTGTCCTTGAAATCGGTGGAGTCGAGCAGGTCTTTCAGCAGCTGCAGATCGTTTTTGTCGACGCCGGCGACGAGATCGTCGGGATCGTTGACCGCGCCGTTATCGGCTCGAATGTAGACCTTCGTCAGGTGGCCAGCGATTGCCGTCATTGGGGATTGCCTCCAAGCGTTTGGAAAACCCTACAGCGAAGCGGTTACACGAAAAAACCTTAGCCGTCGTGCCAGAGCTCGACCGCGAAGCGAAAGTAGAACAGGCGCTGCGAATCTTCGTCGAAGAGCTCCGGCGCTGCCGCCTGGCACAAGCAGGTCAGCCACCCGGCCGGGGGTGACTGTGGCGCCTGGATCGCCCACATGATGCGCCGGGCGAGCTCTTCGCCGCCATCACGATCGGCCTCGGCGCTGCGCACCACCACCTGCAGCATGTACCGCCGCCAGTTGGTGCCGGTGCCGAGCCAGGGGTGCGGCGGCTGGCCGGCCAGGTTGTCGACGAACACCGCCTGCGCGGGCACTTCGGTGCGCACCACTCGAGGCGGACCGCGAAAGGCGTTCATGTCGACGATCACGTCGAGCGGGCTGCTGTTGACGGAGTAGGGCCCGCGATCCTCGATGAAGGTCAGCAGCGTGCCGATCGGGTCAGGCACCGTGGGTGCCGGGTCAGGCCCAAAGCTTCCCTCCCAGAACGGCGTCGTGGTGCCCGGGGCATCGATTCGGTACGAGACGCCGGCGATTCGGTCGGCGTTCGACGGCACCAGGGCATAGAGCCACGGTGCGACGATCGCGCGCAGCTCGGCCTGCGGTGTGACGGGGCCGCCTGCGTTGCGGTACTCGCCGATCGTCGGCGCCGCGCCGGCCCATAGCCCGCCCGCGGGATCCTCGAGCATGATCGCTGCGATCGGCGCGTACCGCGGCGTCACCTGCCCCACCCAATACCGCAGATCCGCGCGCACGCCGCCCGTGCCGCCCGGATCCAGATCGACCACGTATACCGTGCGCGCCTCGACGTCTGCGGCGCTCGGCTCGAGCGAGTACATGCCCGAGCCACCACCAAGGCCGGTGATCGCCGGCTGCGCGCGGTCGGTGCCGCTGGCATCGGCGTACTTTAGGAACACCGGTGCCAGGCCGTCGATCGGGTTGCCGCTCGAGTCGAGCGCCAGCAACGGCTCGACGTCACGCTGCATCAGTACCAGACCCCACTGTCTGCAATGCGGCTGAAGTCGCCCGTGGGCTTGCCGCCGCCGTTCACTTCGAGGTGGCGGGAAAAGTTGCCCGCCCAGCCGCCCACCTCGCGGAAGGCGCCGGCGCCGGTGCCCAGCGCGATGGCCGCGCCGATGCCCACCTTGAGCTGACCGGTGACATTGGTCATCTCGACCAACCCGCTCGCATCGTCGATCAGCGCCATCCCGCCGTCGCGACACCAGAGCCCCGGGGCGCCGCCGCCGTTGCGCGAGAAGAGGATGCAGACGCCCGGCCGCTGCACGAGCGCGCTGCCGGGCCCGCGCACCACGATCCCGCCCTCGACGCTCAACGACTTCCACACCCGGAAGATTCCGCGGGTGTGCGTGTCGCCGATGCGAAGCCCTCCGCCCGCGACGTAGAGCCCGACGCCGCCGCGCTCAGGCCAGAGCGGATCGCCGCCGTTCGGGAAAGGAGCTTCGGACTCGATGAGCGCGCGGCCGTTGTACTCGCTCGTTTCGGATTGACCCGACTCATAGCTTTCGGTCCGCGTCTCGCAGTGCAGTTCCATGCCGTACTGCGCGTCGACGATGCAGTTGTGGAACTCACACCACCCGCCGCGAATGATGGTGGTGTTGTAGAAGTGGCAAACGTCGAAACTGAGCCCAACGGCGTAGGCGCCGCGAAACGCCTCCAGCCAGAGCCGCTCGAACATCAACGGCGGGTTCCGTTGGTTGAAGCGCCCGTAGACCTCGTGGGTGCCGATGCCGGAGTAGAGCACCCGGTCAGATGCGGCGTGATCGCCCACCAGTGAGTTGCTGCCGTTCAGCTCCGCCGCGGCGCGCACCACGGTGAAGGTGTCGGTGATGCGGAAAACGTCGGCGCCGGGCGTGTTGGGCCCGTTGTCGGTCCAGAAGTGCGTCGAGTCGTTGCCGGTGATCTGCAACGGCTGCGTCACCTCGACGCTGCCCCGCCGGACCCGAACCCAGTAGCCCTTAAGCACGTCGGTGGCGCCGAGATCGTCTGAAACAGTCCACTTCGTTCGCAGTCCATCGGCGCCGAAGTCGGTGACGGTGAGGTTCGGCCCGCCGGCGAGAATGGCCGTCGAAACGGGCAGCATGTTGCGCGGCCCGCGGAAGATGAAGCTGTTGTAGAGCGCCTCGCCGCCGCCGCAGAGCACCTCGCGCGTCAGGTAGTAGCGGGGCTCGGTGCAGGTGCCGTCCCACGGGTCGCTCGCGGGATACACGCTGTCGTCGAGAAAGCCGCCCGCCAGGTGCACGACGATGCGCTTCCCCTGAATGCCGCGCCGACCGATCATCTTCCTCACGCCGTCGATGGTGAGCAGCGGCGTTGCCTTGGTCAGCCCGTCGTTGTCGTCGCTGCCGCCGGTCGGCCGCGGGTCCGGGTTCTGAACGTTGATCTCCGACTGCACGTACACGTCGAGCGTCTCGTTGGTCGGCCGCGAGAAACCGTCTTCGGCAACCGCCTGGCCCGAGGGCTCGCGCACCAGCTCGTCGGCTGCGCGAAGAGCGGGGTTGGCCGGAATGGGGATGGGCCCGCTCAGAGTACACCCGCCATGATCGCGTCTTGCCGCCCCGTCGACAGCGCCGTCTCGGTGAAAAAACAGCCGCGCGACTGCATGTGCGCCGGCGCGGTGCCCGTCTCCTGGGCGCCCACCGAGTGCTCTGTGGTGTCGGACAGAACACCGCCGCCTGCGTTGGTGGCGGTGTTGTTGTGGCCTGCGGTGCGGATGGTGAGCACCCCTGTTGAAGAGACGTAGGTACCGGAAATGGCCTGCCAGGTCGCCGCCGTGAGCGCGGTGGTGTTGTCGGCCTCGCCGAGGTTTCCGAGCGAATCCTGCACCAGCAATGACGGTCGCCCGGTGGTGCTGTTGATGAACGCTTCGAAGACAAGGTGCGAGGTCTTCCACTTCGCAATGATGACCTGATCGCTGGAAAAGTCGGCGAGGTTGACGCTGCACACGAAACTGAAGTCACCAGTGGGCGCCGCAGGCGTGGCCGCGCTTACGTAGAACTGCGTCGAGCCGTTCAGCGTAATGGGGTTGACCCCGGGCGACGCTTGGCCGGCGAGCGTGAACGCTGACCCGGACAACATGGTGCCGTCGGACTTCAGCGCCCACCAGTTGCCAACCTTGTCGCCCGACTGCAGCGCGCACTCGATGCTGTGCGAGCAACCGCCGCCCCCGCCACCACCTGCGCCACCACCTGTCGCCTTGTCGAGCGCGCTGGTGTAGCGCTCGGCCGCGCGCACCTCCTGGCGGCCACCCGTGCGATCGGTGCGCTGATTCCCTTCGTTCGCCTCGGCGGGCATGAGCAGGCCGAGCGCCAGGCCGAGGGCGCCGAACACGACAAACCGGGCAGCGGATCGCATCGCTCGAGCTCCTTACGGGGTCCGCTGGAAAACGTGGCAGGTGCCGGCGTCGCCGTCGTCGAACTTGAACGCCAGGCACTGCAAGGTCGGCGGCAGATCGACCTTCGCGCTCATCTCGGGAAAGGTGAACAGGTCATCGTTGCTCGTCGCGGTCAGCGGCTGCCCGCCGTCGAGCCCCTGCGTGCCGGCGTCGCTGAGGCGGTAGCCGTAGGAGATCCGGATCGAACGATCGCAGTTGATCGACCCCAGGTAGCCGGTGCGCGGAAAGCACATGGTGCCGGTGATCCCCGCGTCGCTGTCCCACAGCCGCAGGTTGACCGCCTCGAGCTCTTTCGCGACCTGCTCGCGCACGCTCGCCGCCTCGGCCGCTCGCGGCGTCAGCGACAAACCCCAGGTGACGACGGCCGCCAGGCCGAGCGCCACCGCACAACCGATCATCTTTCGCATTTTCGTTGCTCCCTCTGGTGAAACTACTGGACCGAACGTTTGTAAAAGTCGCACGTGCCCGCGTCGCCGCTCTGCACCTTGATCGCGATGCACTGCTCGTTGTTGGTGAGGTTGATCGGGATCGTCGAGTCGCCGGTGCTCAACGGGCGAATCACCTGATCGACCGCGCTGGCGGCGAGCGGTTCGCCGGCGTCGCTTTCGTTCCGGGTGCCGCCGTCGCTGATCTTGAAGCCGAAAGCGAGCGTGGTGCCTTCGCTGCAGCTGATCGCGAGCGGGGTGCCGGCCCGGGGCGCGCAATACACCCCGGTCGGGCCCGTCACCCGGGCGAGCCAGTAGTTGGCCGCGTGCGCCTCGAAGGCGATCAGCAGCGCGAGGATCACCCCGGCGAACAGCAGCGCCGTGATCGTGGTGGGCAAAACGTCGAGCTTCTTTTCCATGGTGCTCCCTCGTTAGCCGCGTTTCGCGCGGATCGCCTTTCTGAATGCCGAGATTTTGCCTGCGTGCCCGGTGTTGCGCCGGCCGGTCGCCGGTTGAATGCCGGTGCCGCTGGCCACGTTCTGCCGGGTGAGCGCCGCCACCTCGGGCAGGAAGGTGGACCGCGCCGCCGCGAGCGCTCTGGCCAGGAACTTCGGGCCGCCGATCTCGTGGTGCAGCTTCGTCTGCTCGTGCTGCCAAACCGAGTAGTCGGCGCCGAAGCCGAGCTCGACGGCGATCGCGCTGCCCACGAAGCGCGGCGCGGCCACGTACGCCGAATCGCGCAGGTAGCCGGTGCGCTCGGGCGCCAGGTCGACCGCGGCGTCTTTGATCGCTTGCCCCACGGTGAAGAGGGCCGCGCCGAGGGCCTCGGGGTGCTTTCGCCCGGCCTTGGCGAGCGCGGCGCGCAGCTCGGCGTCGCCCTTGAAGCTGACCGAAAGTTGAAAGGCCATCAGCGCAACCTCACGAACTGATCGAGCAACTGCCGCGCGTTGAAGGGCAACGCGTAGTCGTACCAGGGCTTGACGTCGCCGCCGATGGTCTCCTGCGACAGGTTCTGATACTTGCCGCGCCCGCGCCACAGCCCCACCACGCCGAGCAGCGCGGCGTGCTCGATGTCGTTCGGCAACGCCGGCGCAACCGCGGTGAAGGTCGAGCCGCCCGCCGTCACCGTGCCGCCGATCACCTTCGGCCAGGCGCTGGGCTCGGCACCGGCCGCGCCCGAGGCGGTGCACCGGTAGCCGAGCCCGGTGCGCTTGGCGCGGCTCGGCAGCACGTAATCGCCGACGCTGTAGGCGGTGGTCGCGTTGAACTGCGGCGCCTGGCCGGGCGTCACCCACCCGCCCGCGTACACGACGGTGATTGAGCGGCGCTCGGTGCCGGCGTCGCGGTCCTGCTGCACGATGCCACCGCGGATCAGCGCCGTGTCGGGCCACGAGAAATGGCGGTAGATGGCGCCGATCGCCGCATCATCCTCGAGCGATTCGTATTCGCTCGGATCGCACACCGTGCCGTCCGGCAGGGTGATCGAGGTGATTGAGGTGATCGGCGAACGCTCGACGAGCAGCTTTGGGCGCCCGAAGCCGCGCACTTTCTCGGTGATCGCCGGATCAAAGTGCACGGCGCTGCGCGACAGGTAGCGCAGCACCGCATCGGACACGCCTTGAATGAGCCGCAGCAGCCGCTCGTCAGTCGGCGCCGGGTTGGTGCTCGCCGAGCTCAGCTCGCCGGCGACAGTTGCGCCGGAAACGAGATCGCTGTCGGGCATCGGCGTGCACCTCCAGACCGCGCGGGCTTACTTCCCCTTGACGCCGGCGCCGCCGCCCACCACCCGCGCCGCCGTGAGCTCGTCGCCCGCCACCTCGAGCGCCTTGGAGATCTCGACCGCGCGAATGTTGCCCGGGCCCTTGGGCGCCTCGACTTCGATCTCGCGGATCTTCTCGCCGCCCGGTCGACCGTCGCCGCCCGGCCGCAGAATGTGCTCGGCCACCTCGGGATCGAAGCCGCACGTCTCGCCGGCGTGGTTGTTCCCGTAGTGCTTCGTGAGCTTGATGATCACCCGCTTGATCATCTTCTTCGGCTTCGGCGCATCGGCCGCGGGCTTCGCTTCGGTCTTCTTTTCGTCGGTGCTCATGGTGCCTCGGAGTACAGCGGGTGAAGGTGTGGATCAGACAGCGAGCGCCAGGCGAACGGGCCCGGCCTGGCGCTCTTCGTCTGACCGGTCAGGTGTCGGACTGCGCGGGCTTGGTCTGCGCGCCGCCGAAGATCAGCGTCGCCGCGTTCGGGATCTTCGGGGAGGAGCCGTTGACGAAGGCGATCACCTTCACCACGCGCACGTACTGCTTCGCCTTGTTCAGGTCGATCGACTTGCGGCTGTGCGAGCTCGCCGCGGTGATCTGCGTCACCTTGCCGCTCGCCGCGGTGCCGTCCGGCTGATAGTCGGCCGCGTCGCTGCCGCCGCTGTCGCTGGCATCCTGCAGCTTGGCGTCGGCGGTGAAGCTGTCGGGGGAGCCCGACGTGGCGCCGACCGAGAGATCGAGCACGCACGAGTCGAACTTGTTGCCGCTCGCCAGGCGGTCGATCCACGGACCGTTGACGGTGCCGGCCGCGCCCGTGTCGGGCACCGTGGCCTGCTCAACGCGCACCAGCGGGCCGATTCCATAAATGTTGTCGCCGCTCATTCTTTCGATCTCCGTGTGGGGGCGTCGCGCCCGGTTCGTTCAAGACCCTACAGCGCGGGGCTTACACGAAAAAAGTTGATTGAAAATTCGAGGGGCCCGGCAGTCACCCGCCGAGCCCCTCTCGCCTCACTGCTGGCGGCGAATGCTTACGTCCACTGCACGCCGGTGAGCATCGCGAACGACTGGTTGTGCCGCATGATCACGTCGATGCGGTCGAGCGCGCGCAGGATCGACTGGTCGGTGCTGATGCCGCTCACGAGGTTGGCGCCGTCGTAGTAGGTGCCGTTCAGGAACATCTCGATCTCGAGCGGGGTGTCCTCGCCCACGATCACCTCGGGCCACTCGCCGAAGTACACCTCCGAGTCGCCGCCGCCACCGCCGAGGTTGATCGGCACCTGCGTCGTGGTCGCCATCGGGAACCCGAACAGGGTGCCGGTCGCGACCATCGGCCAGAACACGTAGACGCCGAGCGCGTTCAGCGTCGCCGCGAGGCTCCACTTCGAGCGCGGGTGCATCACGTACCCGGCGCGGGTCATCGGCACGTCGGCCGAGTCGATGGTGCTGATCAGCGAGATCAGATCGGCCACCTTGTCCGTGAGGGTGGTGCCGCTCGCCGGCAGCTGGTTCGCCGAGCGCATCCAGTTCTTGATCCCCTTGGGCTGAAACTGCGTGCCCGGGCCGCGGAGGATCGCCAGGTCGCGGGTCAGCGCCATGCGCCGCACGACGTCATCGCGCAGGAAGGCGTCGGTGGCCACGTTGGGGTTGCGCAGCAGGTAGTTGCTCACGGGCGCGAGCACCGCCGACGTGCGCGCCTTGAGCTCGAGCTGATCGGCGCCGGGGATGCTCGGCGTCATGTTCTGCGCCTCGCCGAGCCAGTAGGCGATCGTCGACACGTTCTGCCGGCCGAAGGTCAGCGTGGCCTTGAAGGGCACGGTGCGCACGCCCATCGCCTGGCACACCACGGCCGGGTACAGGAACTCGATGATCTCCGCGCTCATCTCGGGCGGAATCAGCGCGCCCAGCCCCGAAAAGCTCGACTCGAGCAGGGACGCGCGCATTTCGCCGTACTGCGCGGCGGTGCGCTTGTCCTTGGTGTTCTTCGAAATCTCTTCGGCCACCTCGGCGAACCCGCCCGGGGTGCAGCGGCTCGTCTGCTTCGCCAGGTAGGCGATGCGCGCCAGCTGGCCAAGCACCAGGCCCCGGCCCTGATGCGGATCGCGGCTCATGTAGCCGCGCGAGCGATCGCCCTCGGCGCCCGGGAACGAGAAGTGACCCTTCGCGCGCTCTTCTCCGAGCACCTTGGAGATCTGCGCCGAAATGTCGAGCCCCTTGAAGTCGCCGTCCTTCACCCGGCGCTCGTAGTCTTCGCGCGCACGAGCCATCGCCGTCTCGACCACGCCGGCGAGCTTCTTGTCGACCGCATCGCCGATGATGCGAGTCAGGTCTGCTTCGGTGATCTGTCCGGACATTGCTTTTTCACTCCAGTGAGAGGGAACCACGGCGGCGCGCCTCAGCGACGCGCAACTCTTCTTCGATCTTCGCCTTCGATCGGGAATCCACGGCCGAGCCGACGAGCTCGGCGATCTTCTCGGTGGTCAACCCGCCGAGCTCGAGCACCCGCGGCTGCTCGACGGGCACCGGGGGCGGAACCTGAACGGGCGCCGCTCGAGGGGCCTCGGGAACCTTGGCGCCGTCGAGTAGTTCGGGGCGGTCGAGCAGCTTGCGCAGCCGCGCGGGGAGGTTCTTGACCTGCCCCAGCGCGTGCGCCTGCGCCGCCTGGGCCTGCTGCTCGGCGCGAACTTGCGCCGCCCGCGCCTGGCCGATCATGCCGGCGAGTGTGCCGAACGCCTTGGCGTCGAGCGCCCGGCCGGTGGGCACCGCGTTGCCGTTGCTGCCGATGATCACCACCGACCACTCGATCAGCGTCTGCCGCTTGAAGTCGAGCGGCGGATACCAGAAGTCGATCCACTCGTCGCCCGTCTCGCGATCTTCGTTGTAGACGGCGCTCTCGTAGTCGGGGGTCGCCCGAATCGACGCGCCGAGCACGCCGGCGTCCACCATGCCGAGCACCCGATCGGCCTCGGGCTGCAGTGACACCGGGAAGATCTCGACCTGCGCCTCGATCCGGTCGCCCACCTGCCCCGGCTTCGCGCTGCGGCCGATCACGGGCAGCTCGTCGGAGCTCCAACCGTGATTCAGCAACACCAGCGGGTTGCGCATGAAGCGGGAATCGAAATCCCACCCGTCGAGCGCAAAGGTCGTGTTGTGCATGTCGACCGACTCGTCGGTGATTCCGAACGTTCGGACACGGGAGTCCTTGGCCGCACCCTGCAGCATCAGGCCCGGCGAAACGAGATCACGGAAGAGCTCGACCCTCATGCCGCAAACCCTACAGCGGGCGGCTTACACGAAAAAACAGCGACGAAACGCCGAGGGGCCCCGATCGCCTCCGACCGGGGCCCCTCGGTCTGGCGCAGCAGCAGAGATTCGCTACAGCGAGCCGGGGTTGCTGCTCACGCTGTTTTTCTGCAGGTCGTAGATCCCGACGTAGCCGGCGCCGCCGTCGACCGCCTGCACCGCGATGCAGAAGTCGGGGCCCATCTCGATCGGCTGACTCACGCACGCGGTTGGCGCTGAGAAGTAGACGGCGGTCGCGTTGCCGGCGTCGACCACCGCGGCGACCGGAAACGGGCCGAACGGGATCGTGTAGTCGCTGGCGCAGTTGGCTGCGAAGCCGCTCGGCGCCGTCGAGCTCTGTCCGCCCGTGTGCACGCAGAAGCTTTCGCACTTGTTCGACTCGACCACCACCGTGTGCTGCGCGCGGCTGAAGCAGTAGCTTTTGCCGGTGCCGCCGTCGAGCAGCGCCACGTATTTCGGCGTCGCGAGCGTCTCGGCGGCGACCGCCTGGCGCACCTGCGAGCTCGGAACGGCGGCGAACGAAGCGACGGCGATCAGCGCGACTGCGGCCAGGAGTCCAAGGAAGATCTTTTTCATGTTCGAAACCCTACAGCGGTCCGCTTACACGAAAAAACTGATCCCTTTCGGGGGCGCTGTCACGGGCGCCACCCGGCGATCTCACCCCGCGCACCCTTAGGGCGACCGCTCGGCGGTTTTTCTCGATGCCACCCGGGCACCCCGCGCACTCGCCGCTTACCGCGGTCCTACCCTGCGCGCAGTCGGCGCAGGTTCCTGGCGAAACGCGGCTCGTGCCGCGACGCCGGATCTTCATCTTCGGTCTGCGGCTCGTCGCCGTCGCCGGCGCCATCATCTTCGCCGCCCGAATCTTCCTCGCCCGGCGCGCCAGGCTGCTGACCGGGCATCGCGAGCGGCGGGCGAATGCCCTCGAGCTCGGGATCGGCGTCGAACCCGGCCTGACCGCGAAACTCATTGAGCATGAAGGCGCCGGGCTGCGCGGTCATGACCTTGAGCGCGAAATCGGGATCGACGGGCACCTCGGCCTCGTAGTCGAGCACCGCCCGCGGGTCGAACTGTGGCACGAGCTGAAACTGCAGCGTCTCGCGCATTGATTCCTGGCGCGGGTGCCGCACGCCGAGCGCGAAAATGTACTCCGCGGCGCCGATGGTGCTGCGGTTGCTGTTCTCGATGATGCCGATCAACTCGGGCGGCAGGCCGTAGGTCTGGATCAGCGTGTCGCGCAGTGAGCGCCGCAGTTCGATCAGCTGCTGATCGCGGAAACTGTTGTCGATGCGCGCGAAGTTCATTTTGCCGCTGGCGAACCTGATCCGGTTCGCGTTCGGGAACGCGCGGTGTTCCTGCTCCCATTCCTCGCGGAATTTGTCGAGCTGCTGCTTTGTGGGAGCGCCGCCGTTGCTGAATTCGAACGACGCGATCGCCGAGGGCAGCGCGCCGTTGAAGAAAAACGTTTTGATGTACTTGGCGGCGTACTCGTCGCTTTCGAGCTCGTCGCCGAGCGCCTCACCCATGCCCGAGCCGCGGCCGAGCGGGTTTTCCGCGTCGAGCTCGCGAAACCAGATCATATCGGGCGGGTCGACCCGGATCTGCAGCGCAGAAAAGCTGATCCGGTACCAGGGCATGGCGCCGTTGGGCACGTTCACCACCCAATGCGGCGGAATCGGCAGAAACCCCACGGGCACGCCACCATCGCGGATGATCAGCCAGAACGCTTCGCCTTTCAGGTCGCGCCACACCTGTGTGATCTCCGCCGCCTGGCGCCCGTGCACCTGCCACAGCGGGTCGCTGTAGCCGGCCTCGAGCATCGACAGCAGCGGGTGATCGGGCACCTCACGCAGCAGCCCGGCCTGCTGCAGTTGCGCGCGGTGCTGCTGCCGCAGCTTGTAGGGCCCGCCGCGAAGCGAGCGATCGTGGATTGCCCGGTCGCGGCGTAGGTCGAACGGCGGCACGAAGCCGCGCGGCAGCGCCGGATCTGGCGGCAGGGGGTTCTCGGTGCGCACGTAGACCTTCCACTGCAGCGCCGTGACGCCTCGAGCGATGCGCGTCAGACCGGCGCGGAGCCAGGGTTGCTCGCGAAACGCGATCATCAACTCGCGGGTGCCCCGTTTCGCGGGGCCGCGGTTGAAGATCGTTGCGTTGGTCATCAGATCGATCGACTGACCCGAGGATCCGACGAGCGCCGCGCGTTTTTCCGAACGTCCGAAGAAGCCTCGAAGCCGATCGAGCAAGCCCATGCCGTCTGTTCTATCAGCCCCGGCTTACACGCGTGCAGATCGGTCGAAAATGAGGGCGCCGCGCCCATGGCCGGTTGCGCACGGCGCCCTCGGCTACTCCAACGGCAGAAACTCGAGGCGGGTGGCTTTTCGCACGGGCGGCGCCTTGTTCGCCAGCTTGAAGCCGGCGCAGATCGTCGCCCAACCCTCGTCGCTGATGAAATCGGCGGGCTTCACGGTCGCCTTGTGCTCGTCGCAGACGCTGATCGTCGTCTCGCCGCGCGCGGGCGGATGATCGCCGTGCTCGCGGCGGTCGGCGAAGAGCAGAAACACGACGCGCCAGCGGGCCGGCCGGGTGCAGGGCACCGGGTGATCGTCGCGGGTGCCGCTTTCGAGCTTGACGCACGCCACCATGCTCAGACCGTGGGCCGCGGATCGGGTGGGGCGACGTCGACCGGCGCGAGCGATGCGAGCGTGCACCAGACCACGATCCGCGGGAGATCGGCCTCGTGCTCTTCGTTGTCGACCGCGACCATGCAATGCGTCGACGTCGGCGACCCGACGATTTCGCCGGTGACGCGCTCGACGTCGGCCTCGGCCGCTGCCGGCGCCTTGAAGGTGACTCGATCTCCGATTTGCATGGCGGCAACCCTAGCCGAAAAGCGATTACTGCTGCACGTAGGTCAGCGCGTACCGCTGCACCGGCGTCGTGCCCGTGTCGAGGTAGCACAGCGCCGCGCCGGCCGGGCCGATCGCAACGGTCGACGCGCTGAAGTTGTAGAGCGTGTTCGCCGCGGTGGTCCACGAGCCGATCAGCACCGCCTGCCCGGTGCCGCAGTTCGATCCGGTGCCCGTCACGAGACTGAACGTCGGCGAGGTGCCGCTCACGCCGGTTACGATCAGGCTGCAGATGTAAATTTTCGTCGAGCCCGACAGCGCGACGATCTGCACGGCCGAGGTGCCCGACGTCGAGCCCGAGATCCCGGTGATCGTCGCGGTCGGGTTCTGGCACGGGTTGGAGCCGCTGATCGACCCGGCCGCCTGAGTGACTGCGGTGGTGGGAGCGCTCGCCAGACTGACCGGCTGCGTTGCCTGCCAAAAAGTGCCGGTCACGGGGGTGCTCGGCATGCTGGCGATCGAAACCGGTTGGGTCGACTGCCAGAAGGTGCCCGTGACGGGGGTTGAGGGCATTGAGGCGATCGACACGGGCTGAGTCGACTGCCAAAACGTGCCGGTGACCGGCGTGCTCGGCATGGACGCGATGGAAACGGGCTGCGTCGATTGCCAGAAGGTCCCGGTTACCGGCGTCGAAGGCATCGAAGCGATCGAAACCGGTTGAGTCGCCGGCAGGTTGTTGACCGCGACGCTCCAGGGACCCGATTGCGTGCACGCGAGCACCCCGCCGTCGACGTACACCGAGCCGCCGCCCGAACCGCCGCCGCCGCTGCAGGTGCCATCGGGACAGGTGATCGGCACGGGGGTGTCGCTCGTGTTCCACACCCAAACCGGCGCCGACCCGGAAATGCGATCGCCAGCGGCGAGCGCGAGCAGCAGCAGACCTGAGATCATGGACGCAACGCTACACGAATGCGAACTCTTCGCCCATCAGCAGGAAGTGCAGGCCCCAGCAAGCGGCGTCGATCCGGTCATCGCGCTTGCCGTTCACGCCGGTGAACACCCGCGCCTGGCGCTCGAGCTTCTGCCACTGCTCTTTGCCCACGTGGTGCACCCGGCCCTGCTCGTAGAGCGCGGCGATCGGCTCGGCCCGCTTTGCCTTGCCGCGCATCGCGCGCACTCCCTGAAACGGCACGTTCGGATCCACGGTGTGCACGTTGGCCGCGACGAGATCGCCGCCGTTGTTGGTTTCGGCGACTACGAGCTCGGCTTTCCAGCGGTAGAAAGCGCGGCACACGACGCGCGCCCATTCGTCGGGGGTGTACCGGCCCGAGAGATCCTCGAGCAGGTAGCCGTGGCCGTCGAGCCCCTTGGCCACCACGACGATCCCGGTTTCATCGCTGCCGTGATCCGACGTCGGCGCCGGGTCGACGGCAATCACGATGCGCTCGAGCAGCTCGAGGGCAATCGCCGCGACGCGGTTGCGGTCGATGTGCACCAGCGAGAACAGCGCGCCGGGCATATCCTCGAGCACCTCGGCGAGCAGCTCCTGGCGGCCGATGCGCGTGCCGCCGTAAAGCCGTTCCATCTGCAGCAGGGCCTTGCGCGCGACGTGTGGATTTTCGTAGGTGCTGCCCGTCGTGACGTGCGTGTCGGGGTCTTTCAGCAGCTGCAGCACGAGCGGCACGGGTTTCGGGGTGCCGGTGATCAGCCCGCGCGGGTTCTTTCCGAGCCGCAGGCCAAACACCGCGTTGCTCCAAACGTTCTCAGCGTCCTGCCAGCTGGCCGGTTCGTCGCCCCAAAGGAAGTCGTGCTGCGGTCCGCGCAGGCGCTCGCCTTCCTCGGCCGAATAGAGAAACGCCTGCACCCCATTCGGCCAGGTCAATTGGAGTTTGGAGGGTTCGTACTTCGGGAAAAACCATGGCGCCGAGCACGCAAGCAGCCCTGACTCGCCCTCGATCATCGTTTTTCGCAGGTCGTGCGACGTCGGAGCGATCAGAGCGATGCGGCGCGCCTGTTTCGTCTCGGCCATGTGCCGCACCGTCTCGGCGCCGGTGCGTGTCTTGCCGAAGTTGCGGCCGGCGCAGATGAACCACGTGTACCAGTCACCCGCGGGCAGCAGTTGCTTCGGCCGAGCCCACACGCCGGTCCAGTCGTAGAGAAACCGGCCGAGATCCTCCGTCGACAGGTCGGTGATCAACGCCGTGGCGAGCTCGCGGGCCCGTTCCGGGCGCCCGTCGCACTCCTGGCGCAGCTGCTCGAGCAGCGGGCGGAGCTCTTTTTTCGCCTCAGTGCTGAGTGGGGCTGACATTTTCGACCGCCGCGGGTGCCGTTTCGGGCTGCTCGGGGGGCTTCGGGGCCTCGGTTGACGGCGCCTTCACGCCGCTGCCGGCGAGCAACTGCGTCAGTTTGTCGGCGATCCGGTTGCGCAATTCCTCGGCGTCGAGCTCGCCAGGTGCGTCCTTCTCCTTGTCCTTGCCCGGATCCCGAGCCCAATCGCGGCGAAAACGGCGCTCGGCGAGCTTGAGCGCGGTGCGCGGGTCGGCTCTCACCTCGCCTTGCATCGCGTCGACGAGCAACGCCTCGGCGTACGCCTCGGCGGCAAGCACTCTGTCGTGGATCGTCCGCGGTTCGGTGCCGATCGGGCTTTCTCGGCCGCGCTCCAGCATGCTTTCGAGTTGCTCGAGGTGAAGCCCGGCCCACGCCGCCGCAACCTTGCGTGTCTGCGTTCGTTTCAGCATCGCGACGAGCACGTCGACCGCGGCCGGGCTCCATTCGCCCGTGGGCGGCAGCTGTTCGGGCAGCGGGTCGACTTTCGGCGGCTGATCTGGCGCCGGCGTGGCCTTTTCCGTCGCCCGAGATCCCTTGCGCGGCTTCTTCGTTCGCCGGCAGCGCTTGCAGTAGACCTGCAGCCCGTCCGCCATCGTTTTTGAGGGCCCGAACTTGTCGAGCGCCACGAAATGCCTGCGGCCAGGGCACCACTTCTGCCCCTTGGGGGCCTTCGGTTTCGCTCGGGACACGGCCTGATCAGCCTAACAGCGGGTGCGTTTGCGACGGAAAGTCAGGGAAAAATTGGATCGTTTTTGCGCGCGTTA